GACTTGCTAGGTTTAATGCGTCGGCCAGAAGTGCCGACACTCTGCAACTAATTAGCGGCAGTGACACACGGAATAGTTTTGAGTAACACCGTGGCAGTCATGCCGCTATCTTGGTTTATCGACTGCCACACAGCACAGGAGCAGTCGGTATGAAAACCGCAAAGCAACTCGGGGAAGAAATCCAAGCCTTGCAAGCCAAGGTAAAAGCAATCCAAGACGTAGCATCGCAAGACAACCGCGATCTACTCGCAGACGAACAAGCAGAGATTGATGCAATCGTCGGCACTGACGGCAAAGCCGGTCAGATTGAAAACTTGAGCAAGGAGCGAGAGCGAGCAATTCGCATTGAGTCAGCAGTGTCCAACACTGTCCGACAAGTCAACGAAACTCGCAGCGTTGAAGCGTCCAGTTTTCGCATCCCTGCAACCGCACGGGCGACCGGCAAGCTGAAAGCGTTCAAAGGCCCAGATGCCGAACGCGATGCCTACAAAGCCGGTCAGTTTTTCCGAGCACTCAACGGCAATACTCAAGCCCGTCAATGGTGCCGAGATAACGGCGTCCTCAATGCGATGGGAGAGAATGACGACTTGCGGGGCGGCGTACTCGTCCCTCCTGAGTTTGAAACGTCGGTTATCAGCCTGATGGAAACCTACGGCGTTACTTCGCGATACGCTCGTACTTACCCAATGGGAAGCGATACCGTGACGATTCCTCGACGCGTTAGCGGCTTGACAGCCTACGCAGTGGGCGAAGCGGGAGAAATCACGGCGAGCGATCCATCTTTGGGGCAAGTCTCTTTGACAGCCCACAAATGGGCTACGCTGACTCGAGTCTCCAACGAACTCAACGAGGATGCAGTCATCGCTATTGCTGATTACTTGGCAATGGAGATGGCACAAGCCCATGCCCTCAAGTTGGATCAAGCCGCGTTTCTAGGCGATGGTACGACCGCTTACGGTGGTATCAACGGACTAGCCAATGTGCTCGCAGCGGGTTCAGTTGCAACTGCAGCAGCAGGGCAAAACACAGCGGCGACGCTGACCATTGCAGTCTTCCAGGAAGCCGTCGGCAAGTTGCCAGAATTCGCCGGAATGAACCCGGTTTGGTTCTGCCATAAAGCAGTTTTCTGGAATGTCCTTGCACGCTTGCAACTCGCAGCCGGCGGGAACAACTACGTCGACCTCGGAAGCGGCCCAGTGTTGCAATTCTTGGGCTACCCAGTCCAGTTTACGCAAGTCATGCCAAGCACCGTCGGAGCAAGTACACGGCTTGCATACATCGGTGATTTGTCGATGGCGTCCACCTTGGGACTCCGTCGCGGTGTCAGCGTAGTTGCTGACTCTTCGCGGTACATGGAATTTGACCAAACTGCTTTCCGTTCGATCACTCGTTGGGACTACAACGTCCACGAAATCGGCGATGCGAGCAACGCGGGGCCGATTGTGCAAGTGCGATCCGCAGCGTAACCAACTGAACCAACCAAACGAAAGGAACTGATTTTATGAATCCACTACAACAGTGCAAGTTTGTTACAGCGATCAAGCCCGGTGCATTGATCGATAACAACTCGGCAACTGCCGACGTCGTCGATACCAGAGGCTACGACTACGCGACGATTATCGTACAACTCGGTGCAACCGATATTGCGATGACCGCATTGAAGTTGCAAGCATCCTCGACCAGCGGCGGAGTCTACGCTGACATCACCGGAGCTACCTTTGCAGGTGGCAGCGGTCTTGGCGGTGCTACGCTCGCTCTCCCAAGCGCAACCGATGATGGGCAGACTTGCGTCTTCCAGATCGATTTGCGAGGCAAGGAGCCATTCCTGAAGGTTGTTGCAACCTTTGGGGACGGCACCAGCGGTGGCTACATCGCAGCGGTAGCGGTCTTGTCCCGTGGCAAGATTGCCCCGACGACTTCGACGGGTGCGGCTGACGGTGACGTTTGCCGAGTGGTCTAGTCCTATGGACTTGATCCTCAATCACTATTGGCAAGGGCTACCAGCCGGTTATCGGTTGGTAGCAGTGCCTATCGGTCAAGCGGAGTTGATGATTGCGAGGGGGCTTGCAAATGCGGCTGATACCAGAGCTAGTGACAGGGCCGACAACGGAGCCAGTGACGCTAAGCGAAGCGAAAAAGCAACTCGAAATCGCCAGTAGCGACACTACGCACGATGTGCACTTGTCCGCATTGATTCAGTCGGCGCGGGAGCAGTGGGAGCATGATACCGATACGGTCACTTGCTACCAAACGCTACGCTTGCGTGTGGGTTCGCTTTACGATGGCTTTACGTTATTGCGATCACCGATCCACTCGATTACATCGATCCAGTATTACGACGGCAACAACGCATTGCAAACGCTATCGAGTAGTTTGTATCAATTGCATGTTGACCAATTCAGGCTTGCGTACCAAGTAAGCCTACCGGCGACCTCATCGCGTTGGGATGCTTGGACGATCACATACAAATGCGGATATTCGCAGGACGGGCAGAGCGTACCAGAGGCAGCAAAAGCGGCTATCAAGTTGCTAGTGGCTCACTACTTCGAAAATCGGGACATGCTGATGTCCGAAGCACTGCAAACAATGCGACCCTACGAGATGCTGGTGCGACGTTACATGCGGAGTAGTTACCCATGAGCGGACGCCCTAGAGACTTACGCGTTGGCAGACTTCGCCAGCGATGCACGATACAGCAAAAGACAGAGACGCAGGACGCATCCGGCCAGCCGGTCGTATCGTGGTCTAATTACGTCGTCGGCGAACCTTGCGAATACTACCCAACAGGCGGAACCGAATCGATGCGAGGTAGGCAACTCGAAGCGGGAACCAGGGCGGTTTTTCGCGTCCGATACCGAAGCGGTTACAACACACAGATGCAAGTTGTTTACGACGGCGAAAACTACGGCATCACGCACATTAACCCGGTCGATGGCTTGCGAAGGTACATTGACCTTATTTGCTCGGTGGTGATGTAATGAGCAGCAAGATCGAAATCAACATGGACTTAATCAAGGCAATCGGAGCGATACCTTTGACGCTTCGCAATGGGCCTTTCGGTAGATGCTTGGGTGAGTTCGCAAAACCTATCGCAAGAGCAACAGAGCCGCTATCGAGATCATCGAGAGAAAGCGGAAGCCGTAATCGATGGAGCAGAAAATACAAAAACAATCCAGCATTTAGCAACGATTCCCGCAAGCACATCGGCCACAAGGTAGGCAAAAGCGGCGTGGCCGTGTGGATCGGTGCTCAGTACCCAAAAGGCAACAAACAGCAGTTCGTCATGCCGTACAAAAAAGGCACAACGTACACACGGAATCTTTGGGGGAAAAAGGGCCAGAAGGTTTTGAGGACTTCGCGTCGCGGGAATCAATACTATGCAACCGTGGGAGCGGATCCACAAACGGCGAACTTCCCCAACAACGAACGGGCACCAGTTCGGGCGTATGACCAAACGAGGTCGCAAGCGGAAGCGGCGTTTCTTGACCAACTGCAAAAAGAGATTAAGGAGTTGAGAATTGGCTAAAAACGTAACACTCACAGACACCGTAACTATCGCTTCGAGCGGAACTACCTCAACAGCGTTGACGATGCGAGGCGCGAGCGTACCGCTTGCGATCATCACTCCATCGGGGCTGACAGGGACGACGTTTAAGTTTCAAGCGTCAGCCGATCAGGGAATCAACTTCTATGCTCTTTACAACGAGGGCACAGAGTACAGCGTAGCTGTCAATACTAGCCGCTACATCGCACTCAATCCCAACGTATTCGAGGGCGTCAAGGTTGTGCGAATCGTCAGCGGTTCGAGCGAAGCGGCGGCGAGAACCATCGGCGTAATCAGCGGGGAACTGTAATGTCAGCGATTGGCGAAGCGTTGCGTACTAAACTGCTTTCCTACTCGAGCGTATCGACGCTTATAGGTCAGCGTATGTACCCAGACGTCTTGGTGCAAAAAGCAACGATGCCAGCGGTCATTTACTACGTTATCTCTACTCAACGCGATCACATGCTAAGCGGTTTAGGCAAGTCCGCACATGCACGAATAACGCTCGAATGCTTTGCACTAACACGCACGGCAGCAAGTGCAATCAGTAGGGCGATTAGAGAGACAGGAATTGATTCATTCAGGGGCGTTGTTGATGGCTATACCTTTTGCGGTATCGACTTCGACAGCGGCGATGAGTATATGCAAGATCCTCCAACCGATGGTAACCAAGAGCATCGGTATTTGGTTAGTTTTGACCTCTTGGTGCATTACAAGGAGCCTTAGGCATGCCTGCTTTAACAGTTGCAGATACCGGGTTGGGGGCAACCATCGCCGGGACTGGTTTGGTTACTACGCAGATCACTCGTATCGGAGACTTTAACATCTCCGTCGATGCTCTGGACATCACGCATTTGGGCACCACTCTTTACGAGTTGCTACGCCCTAGCGACTTGCGAAAGAATCCCGAAATTGAGATTGAGTTTAACTGGCTCGGAGCCGCTCCACCGATCACAACCGCAATGATTCCGTCAGCGGAACCATACGCAGGGATTAGCGTCACGCTTACCTTTCCGGGAGCCGGTTCGGTGCAGGGAACGGCATTCGTTAAAAACGTGAAATTCCCAAGCTGTGAAAAGGGTGTTATTATGCGAGGTAGCTACACGTTGCAGTTCGACGGTGCAACGACTTTGACTTTTACAGCGGCCTAATTTTTGGAGTGTTTATGTTTGCTCTTAAGCAACAGATGGGACTAAGGGCCGACGGCGTGGAAGTGCCGTTGGCTCAATTCCAAGTGCTTTTCGATGATGTATTGGTTGGCTACTTGCCACACGGCGAGAAGGTGCA